CCTTACAATAGGACCAGGTAAGAAGGATTTAAGAGATCCTATTGATGAACATGCAAAGATGCATGAGTTGGGTATTGCACATGGCCATGGAGGCAATAAGGAGGCATATGAGATGTCTGGAAAGTTGAGTCATAAGCATGAGGATTGAAACACGAGAAGCAATGGAGATGTTGTTTTCAGCAAAATGGAACTTGCCGAAAGCAGCAAAACATTGTAGACTAACACATAAGGAGATGAAGATCACCTTTAGTGAGTATTGTGCTTTACATGGTGCAGATTATACACCACCTGCACCTGCTATACAATTACATTTAAATTATGATAATCAGTGAGACAGATGCTACATGGGCCGCCGATAAATTTATTGATTACTTTAAAAATTTTGTTTCTATTGAAGACTATCTTAGATATGTAAAAAAAGAATTAGTTTGTCAATCCAATCAATTAACTCCTCTGAAGGACTACTTCTTTAATGAAGATATTCCTCCAGAGGAGATGGAGTTTGATGTTAAGTTTATAGGTCAACGATTTAGTAACTCTTTACCCCAAGAGCATTATAAGAATTTATTAGCAGCAGTATCATCTCATAATAATGAGAGTAATATTCCTGGTAGAGAATTGCGTTGGATGATATTTGAAAAACGAACCCAACAAGTCGTAGGTTTCATACGGTTTGGTTCACCAACTATTAATTCAAAACCTAGAAATTTATGGTTAGGTCAACCAGCAAACCTTTCTTTATTTAATCGTCATGCTGCTATGGGATTTGTAATAGTTCCATCTCAGCCTTTTGGATACAATTACTTGGGTGGTAAATTACTTGCATTGATGTGTGTTTCGCATTTTGCAAGAGAGACTCTTAATGAAGTTTTTGAAAAAGATATTGCATTGTTTGAGACTACTTCATTATATGGATCTACTACATCAGCATCACAGTATGATGGACTTAAACCTTTTATGAGATATAAAGGTTTGACAGAAAGTAAGTTTCTTCCATTGCTTCATGATCAGGTATTCCATGAACTTCATGACCGATTTACAATATTGAATAATAACACTCCTTTGACTGATAATAGGGCATCATCTAAAAAGATGAAGAGGCAGACAAAGATGATTGCAAGTATTAAAAAATCACTACAGGATGAAGATAAATTAAATGAATTTAATGCTGTAATTAATATGGCATTTGGTTTGACCCAAAAGAAACGATTTTATATATCTGATTATGGTTATAAGAATGTTAGGGAAGTAATACGTGGGGATGAAGATAAGTTAATACGTGGCCAAAATTGGGATAAGTTTCACCTAGATAACATTATATCTTGGTGGAAACGTAAAGCAGGTAAACGTTATGAGAAACTTAAACAAGAAGGTCGTTTCAGAGATAAGGTCGAACTCTGGACAGAAGATGACAACATTCAAATAATACGATGAATCCAGACGAAAATCCATTTTGGGGAGAACCTACTCCTACCGACTTGTGGGATGATATGGACAAATTAAATGGTCTATATGAAGAACTTGAGTGGGATCACACTGATTACCTAGAGTTTAAAATTGAAGGTAATCATATCACTATTCGTAATAGATCAAGAGAAGGAAGATGATCGAATTGAAAGATTGGCTAAATTCTATTAACTTCAATAAGGAAAATCTTATTGAGGAAGACCCTGCAGCGATTAAGGATTATCCTCCATATATTATTAATCGTTGTTTATCAGGGCATCTTGATTGTATTTTCTTTGCTAATGAAATGAATAAGTATTCTTTCCTAGACAAGGACATGCAATATTCATTTTATCTAAATACACTTAGGAAAAAGAAGAGATTCAGTCCCTGGCTCCGTAAGGATAAAGTCACAGACCTTGAAATCATTAAACAATACTATGGTTATAGTAATGAAAAGGCATCTAATGCCCTCAAGATATTAACCCCTGAACAAATTAATTTTATTAAACAACGACTTGAAACTGGAGGATCGAAATGACTACCACTGAGCCCACTGTACAATGGTCGCAAGATCAAATGGTAGAGGTGCTTCTCAATGAACCTGATGATTTCTTAAAGGTAAGAGAAACTCTCACAAGAATTGGTGTAGCATCAAGAAAAGAAAAGAAATTATATCAAAGTTGTCATATATTACACAAGCAAGGTAAGTATTACATAGTTCACTTTAAGGAATTGTTTGCTCTTGATGGGAAACACGCTAACCTTACTGTTAATGATGTTCAGCGTCGGAATCGTATCACACGTCTTCTTTCTGATTGGGGACTTATATCTGTAGTGAAATCTGAAGCAGTGGTAGATATTGCACCTCTCAATCAAATTAAGGTTCTTGCATTTAAAGATAAAGGTGAATGGATATTAGAACAGAAGTATAATATAGGTAAGAAAGTTAAACCAGCAGAAGATACTTAACTTTACGAAAGTCTGGAAAAAAAGTGCTTTACATATAAATAGTTTTGTGTTAGAATGAAAACAAATGATCCGAAACTAAATTGGTTATGGATGTTATTAGAAGTACACTGGAGGGAAAATGCACAATTTAATCTCGTATAATAATCTCAAAGCATGGCCCTCATATGAGGAGACCGATGGTACAGATCAAGTAGCGGAATACTTTGAGTGTATCACTGACTGTGCAATAGATGACAAAAGTTGTATTAGTGAATGTAGATTAGTATTAGATTAAAGAAAACCGAATAGAATTTGGAGGGGTTTCACACCCCTCTTTTTAATGCTTTCTTGTATAATTAGTAGTGTACGCCGTAAGGGTACACAATTCACACTCGCTTAATAAGGAGAACCATGAACACACTAGCAAGGTATCACTCTGCAAATCTTCCTGATCTATTTGATAGGATAACTAAGAACAGTATAGGAATGGATGATTATCTGAATAGTTTCTTTAATTCAGATGTTCCACAATCCAACTACCCACCATATAATTTAATACAGTTGAATAATCATGAGTCGAAACTCGAAATCGCACTTGCGGGCTTTAAGAAAGATGAACTCAAAGTCTATACGGAGTTTGGAAAACTACATGTTGAAGGCAAGAAAGAAGAACCAACAGTTGATGGAGAATTTGTCCACAAAGGATTGGCCCAACGCTCCTTTGAACGGGTGTGGACGATCACCGATGATACGAAGGTTGGATCCGTCAAGTTTGAGGATGGACTTCTCACCGTGGAACTAAATAAGATAGTACCAGAACATCACGCTCGGAAAGAGTATCTTTAATTATGGCTTTATCACAACAAACATTAGACCATCTACTAGAGGCAGAAGGGAGTCTTAGAGCAGCAGTTAGATCTGCATCTATGAATGAAAAACCTATAGTGGTTACTCAACTATCTCAATTGCTGATGGATATTGAACGTGTTAGAGAATTTGAAAAACTGCAAGACATTGTAGATGCAGAAATTGAGAAGAAGAGAGAGTCTTGACAGACTCTCTTTTTTTTCTTATAATAAAAGGAGGTAAATATAGATTATGACGGTTAAACTGATACTCTTAAAATCAGGAGAAGACATCATTGCTGATGTTACAGAAATGATTGTAGGAGAAAACGAAGATAAAAAAGTCATTGGATATTTCTTTGATAAGGCATGTGTAGTAAAACTAAAAGAAGGTCAAGAACCTACAGAGAAGAAGTCTGCTTTTCAGGTTTCTATGTTTCCTTGGATGCCACTCTCAGCTGATTCACATATCCCTGTTCCATCTGATTGGGTGGTAACAATGGTGGAACCAAAAGAAAAACTAAAACAAATGTATTTGGAGGATGTAGTAGGAAATGGCCAAGATAATAAAGGTAGTGACTCTGATGAGTCAACAACTTCTGATTAGTGAGATTGAAGAAGTCGCCGCAACAGTTCCTGGTGAACCTGATTGTAAATTAATTAATCCTTTTATTATTAAGGATGAATTAGTTCTAGAACCTTGGTTGCTTAAAGTGACCAAAGATGATATATTCATGCTGAGTTCTGATAAGATTCTTACTCTTGTAGAACCAACCCCCACCTTACTTGAAAAATACTTAGATCTTACTAAAGAATGAAATTCTACACCAACGTTCAACTAATCGGAAACCAATTCTTGGTTCGTGGAGTTGAAAATGGTAGAAGGTATGAACATCGTGATGAGTTCTTTCCGACTCTATTTGTGAAGTCAAAGAAGAAGACTAAATATAAAACATTAAATGGAGAAGCAGTTGAAGCAATTCATCCAGGCACGGTACGAGATTGTCGTGAATTCTATAAGAAGTATGATGATATTGAGAACTTTGAGATATATGGCAATGACAGGTATATCTATCAGTATATTTCAGAGAAATACCCAGAGGATGAAATCAAGTTTGACATATCTAAGATTAAACTGGTTACTCTGGATATTGAAACTACGTCTGAGCAAGGCTTCCCTGATGTGGAATCGTGCGTCGAAGAGATTCTGGCAATCACAATACAAGACTATACAACTAAGCAGATCGTTACTTGGGGAAGTAAACCCTTTCAAAATAATAGGAATGATGTAATTTATCATCATTGCCCTACTGAGTATGAATTACTTTCATCATTCATAAACTATTGGATGCAAGATGTTCCTGATGTGATTACAGGATGGAATATACAACTATTTGATATACCTTATATTTGTAAGAGACTTGATCGAGTTCTTGGTGAGAAGTTGATGAAGAGATTCTCACCTTGGGGACTTGTATCTGAGAGTGAGATTCATATTATGGGTAGAACTCATACAGTATTTGATGTGGGTGGAGTTACTCAATTAGATTATATTGATCTTTATAAGAAGTTTACTTATAAGGCACAAGAGTCTTATCGATTGGATTATATTGCTCAAGTAGAGTTGGGTCAGAAGAAGTTAGAACACTCTGAGTATGATACATTTAAGGAATTCTATACAAATAATTGGCAGAAGTTTATTGAGTATAATATAATTGACGTTGAACTTGTTGACCGTTTGGAAGACAAGATGAAGTTAATAGAACTGTGTCTGACTATGGCTTATGATGCCAAGGTCAATTATAATGATGTGTTCTATCAGGTACGGATGTGGGATACCATCATCTACAACTATTTGAAGAAGAGGAACATAGTAATTCCTCCTAAGAATAGATCACAAAAAAACGAAAAGTATGCGGGGGCTTATGTCAAGGAACCGAAACCAGGAAAGTATGATTGGGTGGTCTCTTTTGACCTTAACAGTCTGTATCCTCATCTTATTATGCAATATAATATCAGTCCAGAGACCCTCAGGGAGACTCGACATCC